CCTCGCTGTAGGTACAGCCGTAATGCTTATACAGCCAGGCGATGAAATAACCCCTATTCGATATTCAGCTATTCCATCATATCAAATCTGTTTTGAAGAAGGGCCAAACGGTACGGTCGATACGGTGTACCGTAAGTTCAAGCGACCCTTTAACGTTATTCAGCGTGAATGGCCTGACGCTAAAATACCTGACCATATTATAAAAAAATATGAGGACGATGAAACCAAACCTCTTGAAATGATAGAGGCAACTTACACAATAGATAATCAAATATACTATTGTTTGATAACAGCAGAAGAAGACTTTAAGCTTGTACATCGTGACCTCAAGTCTTTCCCCTGGGTTATCTCTCGATATATGAAAGCTTCCAACGAACGGTATGGTCGTGGCCCGGTGCTTTATGCTCTGCCTGACATTAAGACATTAAACAAGGTTGTTGAATTAACTCTTAAAAACGCCAGTATAAGTATTGGTGGAGTGTTTACCGCTGTAGATGATGGCGTCTTAAATCCCCAGACCATAAGCATCGTTCCCGGAGCGGTAATAGGCGTTAGCTCGAACGGGGGGCCTCGTGGTCCTTCTTTGCAGCCCCTTCCACGTTCGGGCGACGCCAACCTAACACAAATCGTTTCCAATGACTTGCGTGTAAATATTAAGAAAACTTTGCTTGATGAAAGCTTACCGCCTGACAATATGTCGGCTCGTTCAGCTACAGAAATCGTGGAAAGAATGAAAGAGCTATCCCAGAATTTAGGTTCTGCTTTCGGTAGATTAATCAGCGAGACAATGTTTCCAATCGTTCGTCGTACTTTAGAACTCATGGATGAAATGGGTGAGATTGAATTGCCCCTAAAAATTAACGGGCTTCAGGTAAAGGTCGTACCTGTGTCGCCGCTAGCTATGGCTAACAATGCAGAAAAAATGAATGAGGTTATGCAGTTTATGCAGATTTCTCAGATGATGGGGCCACAAGGTCAAACGTTACTCAAGATGGACGCTGTCGGTGATTACATAGCTGACCAGTTAGGTATCCCGGCAAAACTAAGAACAACGCCGCAAGAACGTCAACAGATGCAAGAAGAGATGATGCAAATGGCACAAATGGCGGCGCAGCAACAAGGCGTGTTGCCACCTGATGGGGAGCAAATGCAATGAGCCAATCAGAGCGTATTCGTAGCATTAACTCGCCTGGTTGGGATGGTGTAGATTCAAGCGTTACACATTTAGAGTTACCCAATACATCATCTCAAAGAGATTTAGATATTCAGTACAAGCGGTGCTTTGATACTGAGGCTGGGAAAAAAATATTAAAACATCTACGGGCAATAACTATTGAACAACCCGCATGGATACCCGGCGCAGACCCTTCTTTTGGATACGCACGGGAAGGGCAGAATAGTTTAGTGCGTGAAATAGAACAGAGGATTAAAAGAGCAAATGAGCGAGAATAACCCAGAAGCTGAAGGGATAACTGAAGAAGCAGCCCCAGACGGTCTAATGGCGTCGGTAGCTTTAGAAGATGATAAAGCCTTAGAAGAAGGTGAAACTATTGAGCATCGTGCGGATGAAGAAGTAGAGGGCGAACCAACAGAAGAAGAAACGTTTGAGCGTCCTGAGTTTATTCCCGAAAAATTTTGGGATGACAAAGAAGGTCCAGACCTAGAAAAAATGATGAAGTCTTACGATGAACTTCAGAAACAATTTTCTCAGGGCAAACACAAAGCTCCTAAAGAATACAACACAGAAGTTTTGACGGAAGCTGGTTATGAATCTAATGACCCGGTTGTGTCTACTTATTTGGATTGGGCGCAAAAGTACGGGGTCAATCAAGCGGCTTTTGATGAGCTTGCGTCTTCCATTACGGGTATGGCGGGTGAAGACATGGCGGCTGTTCAGCTAGACCTAAAGCAAGAACGTGAGGCTCTTGGCCCGAACGCTGATGAAATTTTAAAGTCTAATATCAATTGGGCTGATGGTTTGGAGCGCAAAGGCATTATCTCTGATGCAGAACGTGCTGAACTAAACATCTGGGGTGGTTCGGCTGTTGGTCAGCGTCTTATGCAAAAGGTGCGCTCTATGACAGGTGATATGTCAAAAATTCCAGTAGCAGATGTAGCAGAAGCTGGAGTAAGTGAAGACGATTTCAAACGCTCTATGCAAAGCAAGATGAATGATTCCCGCTATGGAAACGACCCTGCTTTTACTCGCGCGGTCGAGAAAGAATTTGAACAAAGATACGGATAATGCCTGTGGCGTTATATTTCGCCTGACTGCCCCCGCTTCCCACTACTCCCGGCGGGGGCTTTTTTGTACCGTTTTATTTAAGAAGTTTGTCGGAAATTCTTCGCAATATATTAATTTTTTCTTTTTCAGTATTCCAATCTAATCCAAGGCCGTATTCACTTAACGCATGAGCTAGTTCTCTTGCTTGCGGCTCGGTTAATTCTATTTTTATTTTTTTACTCATTTTAAATCCTCCTGAGTTCATAATTTAATATTAACAAAGGATTTAATTATATTGCCTAGTCGATGAAAAAAAATTTTTACAAATGTACAAAGGCTAAATGTGGGGTATAAAGTATTTACAAGCCACAGCTTGTAGTATATCTTTCTTTCAACAGATAACCCCTTGGGCCTGTTTGGCGTGTAGAAATTACACCGGGCGTGGACGTTTCCACGAAGCCAAAGGCCGGACATTCCGACAACCTCATACGGCGTAAATTTAACTGGTTCAATTATAGGAGCTATATTTTATGTCTACGAACCTATCGCCTGCCTTTGTGCAGTTGTTCGAAGCCGAAGTCCATCAGGCCTATCAGGGTGCTGCTGTTCTTCGTGGTGCGGGTCGCACTAGAACAGGTGTCACGGGAGACACTGTAAAATTCCCAAAAGTTGGTAAAGGAACTGCATCAGTTCGCGTTCCACAAACCGATGTAACCCCGATTAACGCAGCCTTTTCACAAGTTTCTGTTTCAATGCAAGACTTTGTGGCTAGCGAATATTCGGATATCTTTAATCAGCAAAAAGTTAACTTTGACGAGCGTCAAGAATTAGCGCAAGTTGTGGGTAATGCTATTGGACGTCGTGAAGACCAAATCATTATTGATGCACTAAACGCTGCTTCAGCGGGTTCTACAGTTGCTAAGACTGTTGTTACTTCTGGTTCAGCCGCTGCATCAAACTTGAACGTTGGTAAACTTCTTGCGGCGAAAAAAGCTTTAGACGCTAAAAACGTTCCGGCTGCTGACCGTCACATAGTTATTCATGCAAATAATTTGTCTGGATTACTTGGTGATGAACGAGCAATTTCGAGCGATTTTCAGACTATAAATGCTTTAGTAAATGGCTCAGTCGGAAGTATGCTAGGTTTTACCTTCCATATTATTGGTGACCGTGACGAAGGTGGACTACCGTTAGCAACTGCTGACCGTACTTGTTTTGCTTTCCATCGTTCAGCACTTGGTGTTGGTGTTGGTATCGCTCCAAAAACAGAAATCAACTACATCCCTGAGAAAACGTCTTTCTTAGTGACAGCAATGTTGTCAATGGGTGCTGGTGCAATTGACGTAGACGGCATCGTTGATGTTGTTTGCGAAGAATAAGGAGAGATAATCATGGCATTTGCAGCAACTGGTATGTCCTCACTTGGTGGTCAAAGCATGAAGGGTACGGTTCCCGCACTCTATTGTTATACCACTACGGACGCACATACAGTCGTTGATGGCTCTGGCTATTTCAACGACTTGTCAGACACACTAGCAGTTGGCGATATGTTTATCGTCCACGGTGCTACGGGTGGTACAAGAACGATTACAATGCACGTTGTAGTCAGTAACGCTTCAGGCGTTGTTGATATGAGTGACGGCACAGTAATCGCTGTTGTAACTGACTCAGACTAATATGGTTGGGGGCGGTTGCGCCCCCTTCCCTAATTCAAGGAGAGACTTATGGCGGCTGGCGACACAGACGTAAGTATATGTAACAAAGCCCTTGTGTTCCTTGGGGCAAACAAAATAACAAGTTTTTCAGATGCGTCGGCGGCGGCTGACGCTTGTAATATTTTGTACAAGGAAGTTAAAGCATCAACGCTTGCGATGTACTCTTGGACATTTACTCTAGGCAAAGCAACGCTAGCGCAAGAAACAACCTCACCTACAAATGAGTGGACATATCAGTACGCCTTACCGAACGATATGCTCAGTGGCGTTCCTAGAGCGGTTCGAGCCAGTACCACAGCGGGTTCACCTCTTATTAAGAATTGGGAAATAGGTCAGTCATCTAACGGTGGTACGGTTTTGTTTTCGGATGAAACGACCATAACAATAGATTACCAAAAAGATGTAAATGAAGGAGCTTTGCCGTCGTACTTCATTACGCTCCTAGCTTATCAATTAGCCTGGCATTTAGCAGAAACAATGACAGACCAAACAACTAAGGTGGAGTTGTGGCGTAGTATTGCACTCGGCACACCAGGCGAAGGTATGCGCGGTGGTTATTTTAGACAGGCAGTAAGCACTGATAGTGCGGGTCAGACGCCGGGAGTTATATCAGATTATATGTTGACTGAGCTTAGATGAGTAAATTCCAAGCATATCAGGCTAGCTTTACTGGCGGGGAAATGGACCCCCTACTCCGTGGTCGTACTGATTTGCAGCAATATTATAATACCGTAGCTACCGCCGATAATGTTTTGTTTGAACCGCAAGGTGGTTTTAGTCGCCGTCCGGGTTTACGTTTTCTACAAGATATAACCGCTGACAATGCGGCTAATGGTGTTCTGCTTATACCGTTTGAGTTCAGTACAACCCAGAACTTTATGATTGTTGCAACACGATATGCGAACGCAACTATACGTTTTCGTTTCTATGCTAATCAGGTTTTGCTCACCAACATCAACGGGTCGGGCAATAGCTATTTAGATTTTAGTGTTGGGTCGCTGTACGTTGAGACTGCGATTGATATGGATAAAGTTTATTTTACGCAATCGGCTGATACGCTAGTTGTTGTCAATCAAGCCTTTGCTCCTTTCAAAGTGGTGCGCGGAGCTAATAATACAACTTGGACCGTTGCAACGCTAACACTGGGTAACGATAACTTTAGGTCGCCTAAGTCTGCTTTTACTTTGTCGAGTTCTAACCCAGCGGGTAATATTACACCTTCAGCGGTCACGGGTGCGATAACTTTGACGAGTAACAATGCTATCTTTACAAACTCATTTATCGACCAGTTTATTATAGATGGTAATGATTTTGGTCGGGCAAAAATAGTTAGTAACCGTTCTTCGACTGTAGCAAACGCCATAGTTGAAATACCGTTTCACAATACTGAAACCATAAATCAAAACCAATATAAGCTAGAAAGTGGTTACGAAGACGCTTGGAGTAGCACTAGAGGATGGCCCCGAACGTGTACCTTCCATGAGGGTCGTTTGTACTTTGGTGGCAGTGCTTCAGAACCCGCAACACTGTTCGGTTCTAGGGTTGGGGATTTTTTTAATTTTAAACCAACCGAAGGTTTAGACGATGATGCTATAAAAGTTACGCTTTCAACGGACAGTGTAAACGCAATTACGGCTCTACGCTCTGGTCGAGACTTGCAAATATTCACCACAGGTGCAGAGTTTTTTATTCCGCAAGCTGACCTATCTCCTATTACCCCGGCAAACATAACCGTAAAGTCTGCAACCCGGCGTGGCTCTAAGCTTGGTATTCGACCACAGGCTGCGGAAGGCGGAACACTGTTTATACAAAGACAAGGCAAAGCGCTACGCGAGATGCTGTTTAGTGATGTTGAACTGAGCTATGTGGCGAACAATGTTTCATTGCTAAACTCACACTTGTTGCTCGACCCTCAACGCATGGCTCTAAGAAACGCTACAGATACGACTGAGGGCGATTTGCTAATGATTGTGAACGGTACAGACCCAACAGGCTATAGAGCGTCTTCTGTGGGGCTTACAGGTACGATAGCGGCTTATATGTTGAATAGACCACAACAGATTGTGGCCCCGGCGGTATGGACTACGGACGGTGACTTTATCGACATAGGAGTGGACCTAGATACAATCTACACGGTCGTCAAAAGAACCATAGGTGGCTCCGCTAAATATTACCTAGAAGTGTTTGACGATGACCGCACAACAGATAGCGCACTACAATATTTTTCTGGTGCAGTAAGCCCAGACCAATCCTTGCCAGGAAGCACTACAGCCGGGAGCCTATCGCATCTTGAGGCTAAGACTGTCAAAGTAGTACGCGACGATATTGTAGATACAGACAGAACGGTAAGTTCTGGCAATGTTACCTTAAATGGTGCGGCGTCAAGCTATGTTGAAGTAGGTTTAGATTTTAGTGTTGAAGTAACGACACAGCCCGTTGAGTTGCGTTTATCTACAGGTTCAATGCAATCAACTAAGCGACGTATCATAGAAGCTTCTCCAATTTTATTTCTTACACAGAATGTGACCGTAGAGGGCAAAGAAGTGCCAACACAAACCACCCTATCGGGTGCGGGTGGCGTTACGTCCTTTTCTGGGGTCAAGACAGTAGATGGATTAACCGGGTTTTCCTTAGAGGGTCAGGTTACCATTTCACAAGACAAACCATTATTTATGACAGTTTTAGCATTAGATTATAAAGTGAGTTCAGGAGCATGACAGCACCAGTATTTCAAATGATAGGTTCAGCATTAAGCGGTATGGCACAAATTCGACAAGCTCAAGCGCAGCAAGTTCAATACGAAATGAAAGCTCGTAATGAGGTTATTCAAGCCCGGACGGATGCGGTCAATTTCAAGGTAGAGGGTAACGAGCGCATGAAAGAGTTGCTTGTTGCTATGAGTAGTTCCGTAGCAAATGCGGCGGCTGGTGGCTTAGACCCTTACGGTGCAATGGAAACCAAAGACCTAATTAATATGAACTCTATGAAGGTTGCTGGGATGGATATTCGTAAGCTTAACCTCAATTCAGAAATGGCAATTCTTCGTGGTGAGTCTAACGCACAACAAGCTAGGTTAGCGGGTAAGGCGGGTGTTAAGTTTGCTACGGTTGCGGCAGTTGCGAATGTTGCAACAACAGGCGGTCAGGTCATGGCTACGTCTGGCACAAGTTTTATGCCACCTAAAACAATTAATGTTATAGAATAATGGTTGAGAGCGTAACATATCAAGGGCGGCGGGTAGCACTTCAGATACCTGAAGCCAGAGCCTATGAAGCCGAAGCTACAGAGCGCGGCCTAGGTCAGATTCAGCAATCCCTAAATCGTATGACTAGCTTCTTTGCAGAACAAAACCAAATAAAAGCAAAGATAGAGGGTGACGAATACGGCGCGGCAAATGCTCCTACGATGGAGCAAATTCTAGCAGCTAGACAAACAGGTGAAGAATTAACACTGCCTGGAGATAAGAATACTTTATTTGGTCGTGCGGCTAGACAAGCAGCGGCAACGATTGTTTCAAGCGAATTAGAGCTAGCGGCACATAAAGAAATGAATACTGCTATCTTAGATTTTAAACAAAGAGAAGCTAACCCGGCTGGCTTGCAAGATAAACTAGATGCGATTATTTTAGGCTACTCATCAACCTTTGATGAAACTGTTCCCTCAATGGCTAGAAGCATGAAAGCTAAGTTGTCTCTCAATGCACAAACAAAATATGCAAGCTACCACAGTGCTTATATTACAAACCAGCAAGAAAATTCTAGGGCGGCTTGGATTGCAAATAGTAGCCTTGATTTTGATAATTTACCTAACCTTTTTAAAACAGGCATTGTAGAAAAAGATGAACAAGGAAATGAAATTGTCAGACCAGTAAAGCCAGAAGATATTGCTCTTTATAAGTTTAATAAACTGAACGAGATGAAAAATTTAAATTTTCCTGTGAGTAATATTAATTCTTGGTCAACTAGTTTTGATAAGCAAGTCTTAGCGTCTGCCCGTGCCAACTTGTCAGATACCGTTTTAAAAAGCCCAAATGCTCATAAGATTATTAGAAGTATACAGTCAAGCAATATAGAAAATCTGCCAGAAAATTTAAAAGTACCGATATCAATATTGCAAGACGGTGACGTTTCATTAAACGATATTGCCAGACAATTACGCACTGGCCTTTCAGAAGAAATAAACTTTGAAAATAAACTTGAGGAAAACAACAATAAAAACACTGAAGCCAATGAAGAAATTTTTGTAAGTCGAGCTAACAGAGCAATGCTTGTTGGCGAAACAGAAGAATTTGAAAAAGCGATAGAATTACTAAGGCAAACAAACGATGCGGAAGCTGATAAGCTAGAACAACAATTTATAGCTGCTGGTATGCGTAGAACTGAAAGTGACCCTGATTCTAAAAACTTTTTAATCGATAAAGCTGATATGTTGACAATAGAAGACGTTGCTTCTGTCAGAGATGGATTGAGCAATGAGGACCGTATAAAATATTCTAACTTGGCTGATACATTGCAAGATAGAGAAACTAAATCAGCCGTTACAATTATGCGTGGTCTTTTTGAATTGCCTGAAGGTTATAAGCCTATTTCAGACCAAGACCCCAATTTTAAGAAAGCTATGGTGTTTAATAAATTAGTGGGTCGGTTAAATGACAGAATAGAAACCGCTAAAAGACAAGGTAAAGACATAGATGCAAGAGCGGAAGTAGATTTGCTTATTGCTGAAATAGGCGACGAATTTGATGATGCACTCACTGGTTTAACTAAGAAAACTGCGCTCAATACGCTTGAAACATATAGCTTAGATACAGAAGTAGATTTGACTGATTTAACGATTGGTTTGAATTATTTAAAAGAACTTGAAATAAAAATTTCTAATGAAGGTAAATCAGCAGGGCCATCATTTATGAAACGCTCTGCTTTAGATAAACAAGGGATGCTATCAAGAATAAAGGCTCATATTAAAGCTGTTGAAAAGGCATTAGGGCAATGAATCTATTAGAAGCTAGAAGACAATCCCACGAAACGCGAAACGCTGTAACTTATGATATTCGGTTTGGTGATGATGGCGTAGTTGTAGAGCCAGACAATACTTGGGCCAATATGTTGGCGGGGCAAAGTTTACCTTTAGATGAAGACTTTGAAACCACAGGGAATACAACAGAAGACCTGTTTGGTTTCACGGGTTCTGACGTTGTGGATACAGCTAAAGCTACGGGTCGTGCGGTTGCCGGGGGCGTACAAGACACAGCTTTAGGTGTTGTTGGCGTATTTGATGATATAGCAAATTTCTTAAATACAAACATAGAACCAACCTTAAATTTTAAAAGAAGACCTGAAGGTTATGAGCCGCCTGATGGTGAAGTAAATATGCAAGAATTAATAGACGCTGGATTGCAAGAGCTTGGAATAAAAGTTCCAGAGGGTGATAGCCCAATAGAAGCTATGGGTCGAAGCCTGGTTCAGTTTGGTGCGGGTATGGCAATAGCTCCAATTCGGGGAGTTGGGTTTGTAACCACAATGCTTAAAGGTGGTTTTGCTGATGCACTGTTTGACCCAGAAGAAGGTAACCTTTCTACGCTTTTAAAAGAGTTTGGATTAGAGGGTGCGGTACTTGATTACCTAGACAGTGCGGTTGATGATGAAGCCACAGCAGCCGAAAGGCTTACGGCTAGATTAACAAATACGTTTGAGGGCGCACTATTAGGGTTGCCCATAGAAGCTATTGTTCAGGGCTTTAAGGCTGTACGTTCTGACGAAGGTGCAGTTGAAATAATTCGTAACAAACTGACAGTTGTTAAGGATAGATTAACGCAACCGGGAGAAATGCCTACGGTTGGTAGCACTGGTGGTAACATAGGCGTTGGTGCGTACAATCCTAAACTTAACAAAAACGAAATTAACTTTTTAAAAGGTTCTGCAACAAAAAACGGAGAACTAGACTCGGCATCGTTTGACGCAGCAAAAGCTGAAGCGTTAAGAATAAAAGCTAACTACCCGCCTGGTGAAGGATGGGCCGATATTTCTATAGCTTCAAATGACAGAAAGCCGTCATTTTCAAAGGATAAAAAAGGTAATTTAAAAGTTAAATTTGCACAGCCTGTGTATGAGTTTAATAAACCCAAAAACTCTAAAGTAAAACCAGAGGTGCATCAAAGCAATATGGTTTCAACTATGGTTACCGATATAGAAAACTTAGTAACCAGAGCTAAAAATGGCGACCAAAAAGCTAAAGAAATTATTGGACAAGCTACTTGGTATCGCAATATGAGAACACGATTGCGTAAAGAGTTTGGCGGTTTAGGTGACGTATTTGCAGACTTATTAGGTGCTACATCTGCACAAACTGGCGTACAGCAAAACTATGAAAACTCATTACAAATATTAAAACGGTTTACTCGGGGTGAGTTTGATAAAGAAATAAAAGCCTACGAAGCATATGTTAAAGGCGGTGGTAAAAAAGGCCCAGCTATATTTGCAATTGATGCAGACACTGCCGATGAATTTCAACTAATAAGAAAAGCATCTGGGGAAATGTTTGGTGCAAATAGTCCGGCTGCAACTGAAGCCTTATTAGATATGTTTAGGCAAATTAAAGTTGGCTCTTCTCCTAAAACTGTCAACTTTACTGGCAATCTTATTGGATACGGTAATGACGCCACTATTGACGTTTGGGCTGCTAGATATTTAAGAAAAATTTCTGGGCGAGATAGAATACCCCCACCCGCTGAACCCGGTGTAACTGGTAAACATTTGACAGGTAGTACGCTTGATAACCCTAGAATTGGTCAAGAGTTTGCGTTTGGTCAAACTGTTTTTAAAGATGCTGTTAATAAAATAAATACTGACGGCACTATAAAAGGTTTTGATGCGTCATTAGGTGATATGGGGCCTGATGATTTACAAGCTGTAGTTTGGTTCCTAGAAAAAGAACAATGGACAAACAATGGCTGGACTTCAAAAGTTGGCGAGGGTGGTTCATTAGATTTTGAAAGCAAATTTGGGGGGTCACCAGATAGAGAACGTGCGGCTGAATTAAGAAGCATTATTAATAAAAAAGGTAGTACACCAGAACAAATAAAACTAGCTCAACAAGAGCTACAAACATTAGAGGGTGAAGCTCAACGTTTTGTTGCTGGTGTATCAAGAGAAAGACCTGACCAAGTTCCTACAAATGTAGAGCAAGCAGAACTAGCTAGCGAACTTACCGCACCTCTCCAAGCAGATAAAACTGTTATAGGTTACCAGGCTAATAACACTGTCGGTGAATTTATGGGTGATACAGAACGTTCTTTAAATTACGAAATTGTAACGCAAACAGATTTTGACCCAACTAATACTACCCGTGCGCTTGTCGAGGCCGGGCGTAAGTACGACCAAGACGCTGTATTTTTATCTAAGGTTGTAAGTAATTCTACAGAAAATGCACGGCCCGGCGTTGAAGTGTATTTCAAAAATAGACAGGGTGTAGATTACGCACAACAAGTCTCTGCTATTCTTAGAGACAAAGGGTTAGACGGTTTTACATTTATAACTGATGCTAGACAATCTGACCAAGTTAGTGTGCAAGCGGGTACAGATGAAGCCACAGCGGGTCTTACTGGTATACGATTTCAATATATTCCAGAGTTTGACGATGCGTTTAATGCCGCAAATGCTTCTACAATTTTTGAACAAAAGGCTGACGAGTTCCAAGAGGTCATGGCTGAGATAGCAAAAATTGATGGTATTACCTACGCTGATGTGGTACACTATGAAACGCAAGTGTTTAAGAACACTGACCGCTCTGGTACTGAATGGATAAACGGAGGCGTTGGATATGGCGAATACCTTGGAAGCACAGCTACAAAGACGGCTAGACAAGGGGGCAACTGATGATGATTTTGTCGTTAAACAGTTGCGTCGACAAATTGCTGCTAAGAAAAGTGGGCAGACTGCAAAGCAGTTATACGTCACGGGTTCAGTTAAAAAACAAGAAGGTAGCATGGCCCAATAGTTTTGCCGTCGCCTCTGATATAGGGGGCGTATTATGGTAAGTGGTTTAGCACAAAGCTTAAAAGCATTTTTTAAAGGTCAGATAGACGAAGCTGAAAGCAAATCATTTGGCAGTCTAACCCCTACTGATGATATTACGCCCGGCCCCGGTGGTGGGTTAATTATTAAAGGTATGGATGAGTCAGATGTTGAGGCTCTTAATGCTACACTTGAAGCGGGTGGTTTTAAAGGCGGTCTTAATCTTGGTAAAATTGGTGAAATTTTTGCTGAAAATGCAGATGACTTTAATTTAGAAACAGTCCTTACAAATATTAAAAACAACAACAAAGAACTATTTAAGCATTTACGCCGTGACAAAAAAAGTATGGAAGAACTTTTAAATCAGTCTGGTTTCCAAGATGCTGCATATAAATTGTTAAAAAGAAAGCCTGGCGAAGTATTGCCGCCTGACGATGTGCTTACTGGAATTGTTGCGTTTATCAAACTTGGGAAAGAGTTACAGCACACTGCATTAAAAGCTAGAAATAGCACTGACATAGAGGTTCGCAAGGCAGAGTTTAAAAAGCTTCAGATAATGGCAACTGTGCAATCTAACCTAGCGGCACAAGTGTCTGGAAATATTTCTGAGTTTGCTAGAGGTCTGGCGGTAGTAAGAAACGTAAGCAAGCTGCAAGATTTAAATTTAAAAGAAGTTGCAGAAGGTTTAGACCAGTGGGTTAACGAAGCTGACGAAGGAATGATTGATTATCACCTCGAAGCGTTTCTGCAAATGAATAGCCCTTTAGCTAGAGCTAAGTATGCCAAGCAAGGTTTCTTAGCAAAAACTTATGATGTTGCTATGGAAAACTACATTAATGCCCTACTAAGCTCACCAACAACGCACATTGTTAACATGGCGGGTAACGCAAGTTTTCAGTTTCTTTCCCTAGCAGAGCGTGGCCTTGCTGGAACCATAGGTAATATTAGAACACTAGGCGGTTTGCGTGGTGAGATTGGTGACCAAAGATATGTAGGCGAAGCGGCGGCTGAGATGCACGGCATGATGATGGCTCAGAAAGATGCTCTTTTGCTCATGGCTAAAACCTTTGTTACGGGCGAAGGTGGTGACCTTGTTTCTAAGATTGATTTAAAAAACAGACGGGCTTTAGGTAGTTCAGATAATGTTGCTGACGTTTATGAAGCAATGGCACAAGGTGATTTTTTCAAAGCTTCTGTTGACGCATTAGGTATAGCCACAAGGATACCGGGTCGTTTGTTAGCGTCTGAGGATGAATATTTTAAGGTCGTTTCTATGCGCCGTGTGCTTTATCGGGAAGCGCATCGAGAATCTCAAATAGCTTACACGATGGCTAGAAGAAGCGGTATTGATAGAGCGACTGCCAAACAGATGGCGCAAGATAAATACAGCGACGTTATGATTAACACTTCGGATAGTGTTAAAGAAATGATGAAAACCGAAGCTCGCAAAATGACATTTCAAGGAACGCCAGAGGGTGTGTTTGGATGGGTGGCTAAAGGTGTTAACACTCCATTTTTAAAACCAGTTGTTCCTTTCGTAAACACACCAACAAACATTGTGAAGGAAGCGTTTGACCGAACATTGAATATTTATTCAGTTTATAACGCTGTTAAAAAAGGTTCTGGTAAAGAATTAGATGACGCCCTGGCTAAACTTGCTCTAGGCAACACTATAGCTATGACCATGTTTGGTATAGCTAACGGAGACTATGGTGATGAAATTGTCATCAATGGAAGTGGCCCCCAAAATTTTAGCACAAATATGAATGTTATGGGAGCGGCTAATGTGCCGCCCTATTCTTACGGAATTAAACAAGAAGACGGCTCATATGAATACACAACCTTTAGCCGTTTAGACCCTCTCTCTGCCCTATTAATTATGGGCGCAGATTTGGCTCAATATTCTAAGTACCACGAAGAAGATATTTCGCTATTAGACCCTAAAGATTATGACACTATAGTTAAAAACTACGTTCTAGCTGTTTCTGATTACGCAACGAATATGCCTTTCTTACAAGGGGTTGCAGAGTTTCAATCTGCGGTTGGTGGACAATATCAAACAAAAGAAGATTTTATTCAGAGAATGGCTAAGTGGACGGGTCAAACAATAGGGAATGTTGGCACAAATGTTGTTGGAAATATTGACCGAGCAACCTTTGGTTTACCAAGTTACGCTGTAAATACGATAAGTGGTGGTGAATATAATTTAATTAGTCAAACAGCTTTAAGCGCACTGATGGAAAGAATGCATAACCCGTTAGCTAGCAATACAATGTTAGGAGAAGGTACAGACCCTATAACTGGTGAACTATATACAAACGCTCCCGCGTTTATGCAGGGTTTTTATATTGCAATGAATAAAGCAAAATCAAGAAACCCATATACAAGTGATGATTTGCCTGTTGGTCTAAACTTTTGGGGCAACGCAAGAACGCAAGGCAAAGGAACTTTAGGTGAATCATTAAGTCCGTTTAGAGTGCAGCAAGGTGGGTACAGTGAATTAGACCAAGAACTTATTAGATTAAGTGAAGTCGGCGCGGGTTCTATGAGCTTTCATAGCCAAAGAATTGAGCAAGTGTTGCTAAACGCTACTGAGTTTAATCAGTTTGTAAGGCTAGTAAATGATGTTGACAGCGAGGGGCGTGTCTTAGGTGAACTTGGGTTTGACCCAGATGGTACATTGCTAAACGCTTTGCAAGATGAATTAACAAACGCTGAATCCGATTACCATTTGTTACCTACAGACGAAGATAGATTTGATGCATTAAACTCAATAATTTCTAATCGGCGCAAAGGGGCTAGAAATAGATTGATAAACGAAACCCCGTCACTCCAACATTTAGGTCAAGATAATAATGAGATGGTGACACAATGATGTTAATAGTGTACAATCCGCAAATGAAAGGTTTGCCAAATGGCTACATTTAGTATTACAGACCAAACCCGTCGAGCGCAGTTTACGGCTAACGGCTCAACAACAGAGTTTAGTTTTAGTTTCCAGGTAAACAATACTTCGGAAATAAAGGTAGATGTTGACGGTACACTGAAGACTGAAAGCACCCATTACGATATAAAAACTTCGTCTAACTCTGTAGGGCTAAACACTGACGGTACTGGTAAGGTGGTGTTTAGAACTAGCCCGTCTAATCATACCCCGGCTAACACTTCAGTGGTTAGTGTGTTTAGTGACTTACCTCTAAGCAGAACGAGCGTATATACGAGCGGCGGTAATATTACAGCGGCTTCCCTAGAAAACGATTTTGATACATTGACAATGATTTTAGCTAGTCACGAAGAGCGGTTAAACAGAGCAATGGTTGCCCCGGTAAGAGATGCGGTAAGCGTAGACCTTACCCTACCTGACAAAGATGACCGTAAAGGCCGTGTGTTAGGTTTTAACGAAAGTACGGGTGTCGCACAACAAGGCCCGTTAATAGCTGATGTACAATCGTTAGCAAATATTACTGCCGACATTGCTATACTGGCAGACATAGAAGATGGCACAGATGCGACTGATGCTATTCAGTCCGTTGCGGCGATAGCTAGTAATGTGTCAACGGTGGCTGGTATTGCCAGTAACGTAACTGCTGTGGCTGGTAACGCCACGAATATAAATGCAGTTGCGGCTGATGCTACGGACATAGGTGCAGTAGCGGCAAAGGCTACACAAATAGGTTTGCTTGGTACTACTGACGCTATTGCTGATATGAATACTTTAGGCACTGCTGACATAGTTAGTGACATGAATGACTTAGCTCCCGTTGCTTCTAATATAGCCACAGTCGCCAACAACACAGCTAACATAAATACAGTGGTGGCTAACATTTCAACAATAGGTGCAAAAGCAACAGTAGACGAGGCGACTGCATTAGCGATAGCTCTAGGAGGCTAACATGGCAAATACGTTTAAACTAGTTACAAGGGATGTTGCGCCAGCTACTGCTGGAACGCCCGAAACAATCTACACTGTGCAGACAGGTAGCACGATAGTTATGTTGGGAATGACACTAGCTAACGTCCACACTTCTCAGGTCACAGCAAGTGTAACGCTTGTTACTACAACAACGCAGACAGGGCAGACGCAGAACACTACAGCACACTTGATTAAAGATGTGGCAATCCCTGCTGGCTCTACGCTTTCGCCACTTGAAGGTAAAATAAATATGAACGTTGGCGATATAATAAAAGTTGACTGTAGCGTTGCTGATAAGTTGTCGGTCACGATGTCTTATATGGAGATAACCTAGATGGGTGGATACATAGGAGCAAGGGCTGGAACTCTAAGCACTACGGTTGCTAACGTCCAAGACGTAACGGCTACTGATACTACGCCAGAAGTAACTATAATAAATAACACTCACGAAGACACTGATGGTGGGCGTGAAGGTAAACTCACGTTTAAAGGTCAGCAGTCTGGCGGTGAAGAAACTACACTAGCACAGATACAGGCTTCACATGACGGTGCATCAGACGATGAAAAAGGCGATTTGATATTCAAGACTAATGATGGTTCTGACGGTGCTAGTCCTACGGAGAGGCTACGCATAGATTCTGATGGGTCTATCATCACAGCAACACTAGGTACAGACAACGTACACTTAGGTGAAGGTGCTGGTGCAGCTATAGTTTCTGGTGGTAATGAAAATGTAGCTATTGGTAAAGACGCTCTAACTGCAAATACTACTGGTGATGCAAATACCGCTGTTGGTTTTAGTGCTTTAACAGCTAACACAACAGGTGCAAGAAATACTGCCGTTGGTCGTAAAGCGTTAGTTGCTAATACGACAGGTAATGACAATGATGCTTTTGGAAGACACGCTCTTGAAGCTAACACAACAGGAAGTCAAAACGTAGCTATAGGTCGTGCAGCATTAGCTTCGAACACAACGGCAAATGGCAATACGGCTGTCGGCTATAGCTCTCTAATAAGCAATACTACAGGAGCTTCTAATACTGCTATTGGTGAAGATTCATTACAAGCAAACACCACCGCAAGCAACAATACGGCTGTTGGTTTTGAAGCAGCAAAAACTAACACAACTGGAGCCGCAAACGTTGTTCTAGGCTCAGGTGGATTAGGAGCCAATACGACAGGTGGAAATAATGTTGCGATAGGAAATAATGCGCTTACAAGCCAAACCTCCCCAGACATTAACATTGGTATAGGCTCAGGTGCAGGGGGTGAAATAACAGTTGGCGCAGCCAATATTTGTATAGGTTATATATCAGGGCGACATGGAGTAAATCTTCAAACAGGTAATTATAATGTATTAGTTGGTCATTACACAGATACTACTGCCACTAACTCAAACTATGCAAATGCTTTTGGATACAATGTTACTGGGGATGGTGGATATACAACGATTGGTGCGGATGACGTTGACATTAGAGCGCAACATGGGGTAGCAACTTGGTCAACAGTATCAGATGAACGATACAAAAAAGACATTGTAGATTCTCAAGCTGGTTTAAGTTTGATTAATGCTTTACGTCCTAGAACCTTTAATTACAAAACGCTTGGCGAACTTCCTGAAACTTTTAGAGCTTATGAAGAAGGGTCAACTGAAGTCTTTAAATCTGACAAAACTCAGCATGGGTTTATAGCGCAAGAAGTTAAAGCAGCTATGGATGCAGATAGCGGTGTTAAAGATGGCTTTAAACTTTGGGATGATAGAGAGGATGGTTCTCAAGAAGTAGCAGAGGCAGCATTAATACCTGTCTTGGTAAAGGCACTACAAGAACTCTCAGCAAAGAACGATGCGCTAGAAGCACAAAACACAACCCAAGCAACACAAATAGCTGACCTCATAACGAGAGTAACAGCACTGGAGGCAGAGTAATGGCTGGATATTTAGGCAATATACCTGTACCCCAAAGTACCCAAGCTAGACACAGTTACACTGCTACAGCTTCTCAGACTACGTTCAATACGTCAGGCTACACTGCTGGTTTTGTCGATGTATATCTTAACGGTGTTAAGCTAATAGACGGTACAGACTTTACAGCTACCAATGGGTCAGACGTAGTTCTAACAACAGGTGCTACACTAAACGATTTACTTGAAGTCCTTATCTTCACTGCTGTTGATTTAAGCACTGCTGTAGGTGGCGGTAGATATAAGGGTGAGCGTGGCACTAACGGTCCAGCGGCTGCTGCTGGTGACATCTTCAGGGTGCATGAGCAAACGCTCAACACTAACGTAACCATT